TATCGACCAGCTTCAATATTTGTGTTCGCGTTTGCGGCTGTTCCGACAACAACCATGGATTAGCGACAACACCGATCTCGCCCATCAAAAGCGTGCCGGTTTCACCGCCCATCACCAGCCGCAATGCATCGTAATAACGACCACCGATAACTGGCGACGTAACAGCGGAGGCAACCCGCACAGAACAGACACCATGCGTCGGATCGGGAAAAGTGATTACCGCTGCGTCGCCAATCACCGGCAGACCACTGTTCGCAACCAAGCGCCATTTGACGGTAGGCGAACCACTCAAATCATAGGGAAAACCATTCTCATCCAACAACGTCGCCACGATCTCCCAATCGTCACCGGCAACAAATTCGATCGGCGCATGTATGTTCATAGTTGAGCAATCCAATTTGGCGTAGTTGTATTACGTCCAACAAATTGCGATGGGATGGTTTTCCGTCCGACTGGTTTCACTTGCGGATCGACTTGTCCTATGAACGAAATTTTGGATTTTTGTCCGATTACTTTTGCAAGTGGATCGGCTTGACCCGTAACCCAGTAAGTTTTGACCAGATCAAACGGAACGGTGAAGCCGCCAACCGCCGTGGCCGTTCCAATTCCAGCGGATACGCCATTCGCGGCAAAGCGTGCTGCGCCAACACCAACCGCAGTGCCGACAGATGACGAGAGACCGGTTGAAAGCGCCAGTGAAACCGCACTCGCGTGGCCAATGCCTGCGCTGTTGCCGGTCCCGGTAAAAATAGCCCCGACGACCGCATTGACTGCGCCCGATCCGGCTGCGACGCCCTTTGCGGATAATGTCGCTGCTCCCTTGGCATCGACATTGCCGATACCTGCGGCAACACCCGCACTTCTGACAAGAACAAGCCCCGCAGCGGTCGCACTGCCGATGCCAGCAGCGGCACCGATTGACAAGGCACCCGATACAGCCTGCAGCGCGCCCGTGCCAACGGCGACACCTTGCGCAACAGCTAACGAGACTCCAACCGCAGTCGCTGTGCCACTACCAACAGCAACGCCAATCGATTGCGATTTAGCTTGAAGTGCACCAAGACCAGCGGCAACGCCTTGCGCAGCCGCAAGTGAATAACCAACCGCACTTGCCGCGCCTGATCCTGCCGCAGCCCCGAATGCGCCCGATGCCCCTACACCGTTAACACCACCAATACCTGCAGCAGTGCCGACACCTCGTGCAACTGAAAAGCCCGTCGCGACAGCAGTCGATGTGCCAGCGGCAACGCCCTGTGCAGCGGCTATCGAAACGCCGACTGCAGTTGCCGCACCAATGCCTGTAGCAACACCCGTCGCCGGAATGATGCCAGTACCCGTGGCAAGCGCTGCGCCGATGCCTGCAGCAATGCCAGCCGCCGAATTGATTCCGGTACCGATGGCAGCAGCGGTGCCTTGACCAGTGGCCACGCCAGTTGAAGCCGCTGCGCTGGTCGAAACAGCACTGCCGATGCCTGCAGCAACACCTTGCGCAACCGCTTGTGCAGCACCAACAGCATTTGCCGTAGTCGCACCAGCGGCAACGCCAATCGATTGCGATTTGGCCTGTACCGCACCGATGCCTGCAGCAGCACCTTGGGCAGTAAACAGCGCGGCGCCAACCGCGCTTGCCGCACCAACCCCCGCCGCAGCACCAACTGCCGTGGTGATACCGGTACCCGTGGCAACAGCGCTACCAATACCGGCGGCAACGCCTTTTGAAGCCGACCCGCTGGTCGCAAGAAGACTGCCAGTGCCAACGGCAGCACCTTGTGCGACCGCTAGCGAAGCGCCAACAGCGTTTGCCGCACCGATGCCCGGAGCCGCACCTTGTGATGCAGTTTGCGCACTGGCCGCACCAAGACCAGCAGCAGCACCAATCGATTGCGACTTGGCCTGTAGCACGCCGAGACCGGCGGCAGCGCCTTGGGCAACGGCTTGTGCAAGTCCAACCGCGTTGACTGCGCCCGTGCCTGCAGCCACACCTTGTGCAATCGCCGCGATGGCAGCAGCAGCACTGCCGAGACCTGCAGCAAGACCTTGTGCCGTGAACAGCGCGACGCCGATTGCGCTTGCCACGCCGGTACCCGCAGCACCACCAACTGCCGTGGTGATGCCGGTGCCTATGGCAGCTACCGCACCGAGACCAGCGGCAACACCTTGGGCGACAGCTACCGAAGCGCCAATCGCACTTGCTGCGCCGGTACCGGCAGCAACACCTTGTGCAACAGCGACCGAAATGCCAACCGCAGTTGCTGCACCACTACCAACAGCAACGCCTTGTGCAGCGGCTCGCCCACTTGCCGCGCTAGTACCCGCAGCAACGCCCTGTGCAACCGTTAATGCAACGCCGCCCGCAGTTGCGGCGCCCGTACCCGCAGCAGCACCTTGTGCAGCAGCTTGTCCAGTTGACGCGCCCGTGCCTACAGCAGCACCAACCGCGATATTGATGCCGGTACCTATAGCAACGGCTGCACCCGTGCCTACAGCAGCACCTTGGGCAATCGCTAGCGCAACACCGACCGCAGTTGCGGCACCCGTGCCAACAGCAGCACCAACCGCCGAGTAGATTGCGACACCTGTCGCAACGGCTGCGCCCGTGCCAGCAGCAGCAGCTTGTGCAACCGTTAGCGCAACACCAACCGCAGTTGCTGCGCCCGTGCCAGCAGCAGCACCTTGTGCAGTGGCGCGCCCACTTGCCGCGCCCGTACCCGCAGCAGCGCCCTGTGCAATCGCGAGTGACGCACCAACCGCAGTTGCGGCGCCCGTGCCAGCGGCAACACCTTGTGCAGCCGCTTGTCCAGTTGCTGCGCCCATACCAGCGACAGCACCTTGTGCAATCGTGAGTGAAGCACCAACCGCAGTTACGGCGCCCGTGCCAGCGGCAGCACCTGATGCAACGGACAGCCCGACACCGATCGCACTGGCTGTGCCGCTGCCCGCACTGGCACCGATCGCCAGACTAATGCCGATGCCAATTGCAGTTGCTGCGCCCGTACCCGCAGCAGCGCCTTGTGTCGTAACCGTGCCAACACCGACCGCACTAGCTGCGCCGCTACCCGCACTAGCACCCGTCGCCAGACTAATACCAGCACCGATCGCGCTAGCTGCACCAATGCCGCTCGCCGCACCAACCGCAGTATTGATTCCGGTACCAATTGCAGTCGCTGTACCCGTACCAGCCGCAGCACCATCACCGGACGAAATCGCGACCGGTGCCAATGCGGCTGGTGGCACGAAGAAAAGCCGCAACCTGCTTTGATTGCCAAGGGTCCGCGTATATAGCCGTGGCGCAATCAAAGCAGGCGGTGCTGGCGCTGCCTTGATGGCAATCAAAAACGTGCAGCGAGCGAACGCAACAGATTGAGTGAACGTTGCTGCGGTAGAAGCACCAGCCGTCGATTGGACGGCCCATTCGGAATTGACCATTGAGCAGTGATTGCTGCTGACACCGCTGGACGTGCCAGTCAGCGTAAACACCGCATTGGTCGTCGTGCCAGCACTCAGTGTGCCGGAACCGTCCCCTCCTCCCGAATTCTGGGTGACGCCATAAAGCAGATCACCATTGGCCGTCGTGGTGAAGGTACCGGAGCTAACACCATTGGCTCCGGTGCCGGACACAGCGGCAGTCTGAACCTGCCCACCATGCGCGCTGCCATCACGCTGATCGGTTGTCGCGATGCCACAACCGGAAAATTCGTCAACGACGATGCTGTTGGCGCCAGTCGTTGCCGACAAGGTCGCCGTAATGACCGTCGGGCCATTGGTAATGTTAGAAAGCGAAAACGCGCCGCCGCGTTGCCCATTAGGGCTGTCTACAACTTCAGTTTCGAGATTATAAGTGTTGTTCTTGTCGTCTTTTACAGAAACAAGGGTAGCACCGCTGGTGATACCGTGATTGATGCCACCAACCAACGTATTGCCGACGCCAACCGGCGCAGAAAGCGTAACGACAAGAGTCGTACCTGTGGCAGCGCCGCTATTGGCACCTGCACCTTGTACCCAAGCGACAGTCATTCGGCCCCTCCGCGCCTCGGACCACCGCTAAATAATGGCGTGTTTTAGTTCAGCGCCTCGAACAGGAAATCATGAACCTGCATGGTCTCAGCCGTCGAACCGGATCGTAAAAATTGTGGACTGAGCACGTTGGCTGCGGTCAGATCGACCGTGACCGGCGCGGGGACCGATGCCGGGATCATGATCGGCTGCAGGGTAGAAGCGACGACGCCGGGATTGAAACCGGCCTCGCCCAACACCATCAGTGATCCGGTGGCACCTAGCGCACGACACCGCACCCAGAACTGACACGCCCATGTCAAGGAAGTCTGCGAAGCCGTCAGCGCAAACGCGGCTGATGATGCGATGATGGTCCCCGTGGCATCAACTCCCGAACCCCAATAGAGATTGAACTGCCCATTGCCCGGCGTCACGGCGGTAGTGAGGCGACCGAACATCGTAATGCGAACCGCCTTGCCGACATAGCTGAAGTAGTTGCTGCCTAGGATTGGACAGTTGGCTACCGGAATCAATGCTTTGTTGGTTGTTGACAGCGTCACCGCTGCGACATCGCCCGAAATATGCGGTGTCCTCGTGTCAACGTAAAATGGACCATCCATCATCTCACTCCCAGCAGCTTGCGCACCGTAGTGCGGCGCGCCTCCATCATCTGCCGCTTGATCAGATCGATATCGTCCTGCTTGCGATCGGCATAGATATCCAGCACCGCATCTTCCATTGCATTGCGCACCAGTGGCAGAATCGGTCGTGTCAAATCCGATCTGGAATTGAGCGAAATGCCGACGCTACGCTCCGTGCGCGGATACATCCGGTCGGCGGATTGCCGCATGGAGTCAGGCAACGCACTGGGGTAACCACGCTCGCGCAGCCAGCAGTGCGAATAGAATCGCATACGGGTATTGACGGCTTCACTCTGCGTGCGTGCCAGATGCAGCGTCGTCAACATCTCTTCGTCAGAGGTGATTGGTGGCAGATGTGGAGAAACCTTTCGCCAAATTTCTTTGGCGCGCTCCACATCAAGCTTTACCATGCAATACTGCATCTCACCGGCAAGGTTCATGGTCAGTCCAGCGTGATGGTCGTCGCCGTCGAAAGCGAAGGCGTCACACCGTTACCGGTGGCGATGTTCGGCGTCACCGTGCCTGACCATAAAATCGGCGTCGCACCACCGCCGCTCTTGCCCGTCGAGAAGAAAGTAACCGTGCCAGTGCCGCCAGTCCCGGCCGGGAAGTTGATCGCCGCAACCGGCGCAGCCTGTGTCGGGTTGGTGCCGCTTATCGTCCAGCCGCCCGAGGTACGCGCCACGTTGACCCGCGCATAGGAAGTATAGGTCGCCTCCGACGTGCTTTGCGTCCCGGCATCACCCGGATCGGCGGTATGCAGCGCGCAGATGATATTGGTCTCTGGCGTCGTGGTGGCGTTGATGGCGTAGTTTGCCCACGTGGTGGCATTGAAAACCAAGGCGAGAATCGCACTTTCGGTGGTGTCGGAAATGGACATCAGACTTTCTCCTTTGGGTTTTTTAGCAAGTAGAGTTGACGCGGTGGTTCAGATCGCTCGTTCAGTTCCTTGCTGGCCTCAAGCATTTCCATCATTTCCATCAACGCTGCCAAGTTCGCCAGATACAGCAGCGCACAGCCGTTGGAAAAGCACAGCAGGCTTTTTTTCCAAAGCTCAATCATCGATTTTCACCGTGATCAGGATGTCGTCGAAGGCAAGTTCCAGATGCCTGTTGGCATCAAGAAACTGATAGGCGACCTCGGCAAATTTCCGATAAGTCGCCGGTACCAGTTCAACGCGCGCCTGTCGCAACGTGATCTGGCGATAATTTTTCGGTGCTTCGCTGGCCGGTTTCTTGCCTGCGCCGCCGGTCCACTTCTCGGCCTCTGCCAGCAATTTGGTGATCGAAATATTGACGCGCGCAATCTTGACGCTCTTGTCAGCTTTCAGCGTACCGGATTTGGCATCGATCGCCAATTGCCCGGCCCACGTATGGTGACCGTCGAGAATGTAATCGTCCTTCGAGATCACCAGCCGCTTGTAGAAACCACGATCCTTGATCTTCTGCACCGCCGCAGCAACCTTGACGCCGCTGATCTCGTTCTGCGTCGCGCGCAAATTGGCCGCGCGTTCGTTGCCTTTCTCGATATCGTAACCCTGCTTCCTAAGATACTTGATAAAATCCTTGGTGGCACCGGCACGAATCACCGGCATCTCGACACGTGGAATGCCGATCTGATCCGCGCAGAACAGATTGGTGCCCTTGACGCTGACATTGCAGAGATTGAAAACCGGCGCGGTCTCACCGTGCTCGGCCATCTCGGCTGCGGTCTTGCCCAGTTGCTTGATCAGGGTCGAAACTTGCTTGACCTGAGTCAGTTCAACCTTGCGGTTCTCGAACAACGCCCGCTGCGCGTCATAGACGTTATTGGTGTGAATGACACCCCTCGCATCGACATAGGCATCCTTGGAATAGCCCTTGCCGGGATGCTCATCGTCGTCACCGTCGCCGCCACCGCCCCCAGAAGTCCACTTGCCGCCTTCATCGCGCGGCTCGTCGGAAACATCGTGGCCGCCACCACCTTTCAGAGATTGCCGACTTCCCTCGCCTGATCGAGCGCCAGCGTGATCTCCTGCTCCGTCAGATGACGACCCTTGCTGTTTTCCAGCATCTCGATAATGGCTTTCTCTTCCGGCGACCGTTTTGGTTTGCGAAAGGATTCCGCCCCAATGGTCCCTGAGATCGTTCCAAGATTCTGCGAGGTTACGTCCTCGGAATTCGGGGGAAGCTGCAGCCTCTCTGATAACGGTTTCATATTGCTTGCGCGCGTCGTCACGTTGTTCGCGATCGGTGCCGTCGTTTTTTGAGGTGCCGATGAACTCGCCGTTGCCGAAGGTGAATTGGGTTTTTCCGCCATAGCTTGTCGCCGCCTTGCCAATCTTATCTGCCGTGTCCTGATCATCGCCGTAAACATGCACGATCGCTCCGTCAGATATAGGCTCCAACGTATGAAAAGCCAACCCGGAATCCAGCAATTGCTGATGTATCTGCGCTAAATCTCCTGCAGCATTGAACGTCGCCATATACGCATTGCCATCCTTAGCTGGCGTAAACGACAACACTGATTTCTGATCAGCAAGCCAACCCTTCATGGCCAGCGCTACACGGGCTTCCTGAGTACTCCAGCCCGGCATCTGCAACGCCATCGAGTTTTCAGCACCGTCCGCCCACGCACCGATCACGTCACGCGGAGTTGCAGGGTCACGTCCTATGGCTTTGTCAACTGCAACCGATGCGCCCATCAATGCTTTCTGCCTTGCACTGGAAAGACCAGCCATCGCTTCTGTAAAATTTAAATTGCCAACATTTGGTGAAACAAATCCTTGCGAACTGTCACCGTCACCGCCAGAAGTCCACTTGCCGCCTTCGTCGCGCGGCTCGTCGGAAACGTCGTGGCCACCTTTCAGCACGTCATGCACGACATCACTCAATGACCAGACAGAGTTGTTCAAGTGATCGGGCTTCAAACCGGCAACCATGATTAGTTTCTCCCAACCAATCGCGGAGCGCACGGCGTTCCTGCCCGGTGATATAGAATTCGTCGAACACGATCACGGTACCCGGAATAATTCGCGGCGTGAAATGTTCGAGCACACATCGCGCCGAATCATACAGATCGGAATCGATGTGCAGCAGCGCGGCATCCCCCGGATGTGCCGCCAGAAATGGTGCTAGCGTCCGGTCGAACCATCCGACAATCAATTCGACATTGCCGGGCACTTCTGGCGGTGGGCAGGCAAAATGTCCGACCGGTAGACCCGACCATTCCTGCGGCAGTCCCTTGAATGAATCAAATCCGTAGATCAACCGATCGAGCAGCGGCGGACTTCCGGCCAAATAGCGAATCGTGGTGCCACTGGCAACACCAAATTCGCAGATCAAGCCATCAACTGGCGCAATCGCCGCCGCATGCCGCAACACTTCAAAACGGTCGCGATACCAGATTATTTTTTCGTCGTTGCCAGTTTGACAGCCCACATTACCGCCTGTTCATACGCCGTCTGCGCCACCGACGCCAGTCGCGGATCAAGATGCTTCATCTCTTCGCAGAGATCGATCAAGTCCGCCGTGTAGCGCTTGAGCTTGTCAACCATGTCGTCCTTGCTCGGATTGAAAGATTCCCTAACGCGCGCTGCGCCAATACTGCCGTGCGGATTGTCACTCATAATTTCTCCAATGCGCTGTTCCAATCGTCGGCTTTGTCCTGCCGACAGATTTTTATGTTCGGATACAGCGGCGACAGCCAGCGCCAGCTAGCCCAATGGCTCAACAGCAGCTTGATATTCGGATGACCGATCGCACCGGCCAGATGCACGGCGGCGGTATCAATCGTCACGATCTCGTCGCAACACGCCATCAACGCCGCGCAATCGGCGAAGTCCTCGAACAAAGGCTGTTCAACCCCCATCAACCTCGCATCAAACCCGCCTTGTTTCTGCAGACTGATCAGACGAACGCCGGGCAACGCCTTGACCAGCATGCCAAGCGGAATCGCACGCGGATAATCCTGCTCGTGAACCACGCTAGGTGTCCACGCCACACCGACAATGCGTTGCGATCGATCGGTTTGTTTCTTCCATTTCAGAAACAACGCCGGATCGACCGCAAGATAGGCCCGGATTGGAATCGTCTCCGGTGTCTGTTGCAACACGTCGAGCAGGAACAACAACGGACAGAAATAATCCGCGCTGACGATCTCGCGGGTGACCGGCGCGCATTGTTGTGCCAAGCGTTCGAGTTCTTGCGGCAGCCACAATACTACTTCCGCGCCCATCGCCTTGAGCATTGGCACATAGCGCAACATCATGATCGAATCGCCAAAGCCGTGGTCGTGGATCAGCAATAGTTTCTTGCCGCTGATGTCTTCGCCATGCCAGCGTTTCAAACCATAGTCGATGCAGTCGCGATACTGCGAGCGCGCAAACATCGAGCCGGGATACTCCATCGCATATTTGTAATCAGCCAGACCCTCGCGCCAGCGGCCCATTTCCATCTGGATCATGCCGTGGCTGTACTGCGCGGCCAGCGTTGGCACGAACGCCATTGCAGTTTCGATGGCAAGCAGCGCATTTGGCAGATGACCGCTTTGCACGGCACGTTTGGCGATATCAACGCAACGTAGATAGCGTTCGATCAGTCCGGGCGAAGCGTGATCAGGAAGTTTTCGAAACCCAACCGGCGCGCCGCCACGATGCACCTCGACACGTCCACCATAGGGAATGCTGTTCGATTCGACATTCAACACCATGCCGTCCAGCGTCAATCCGCGCCAGCCGTTCGGCGTGACTTCGACAGCAACGACCGGCGGCAAATCCGGCGGCTCGAACTGCGCGCAGTGCTTTTTTACTTCCAGATCGGTGTGAGCCATGCGACCGCTGCTGCATTACGCAAGGCCCACGACACCGGCCAGCGCATTTTGATTGCCAGTGAATCAGTCTGCCATACGCTCTTGGTCGCCAGCGTGGTGTTCGGCGCGACCGGCGCAGTATCCATCACCAGCGTCGCGGCTTTTACAGTTTCGACATCGGGATCGGCACTGAGCGCGGCGACAAGGGCTTTTGGCGCAATCGCAATCAGATCGTTGCCGACCGCAGCCGATGCGATCGGAATAACCGTTGCGTCGGTGCCCTCGGCCTTGATGCTGCCGTAGCGCGCACTGGCACTGGCAATGCGTCCAACACTGCCAACAAGAATGACCGGGCCGCTGCCTGCCACCGCGCTGACGCTGTTGAGCAGCGTTGAAATATCTTCGAAGAATGCACCGAACGTGTCGGTGCTGGCACTTGCTGTCGATGTCGAAATGCCGTTGCGGATGCCTGCGGGCTGCGCCGCTGTCGCCGCGCCACTGCCAAAGAACACCACGTCGAGCGCCAACCCTGCCGAGTTGACCAGCGTGTTGCCGATCAAGGTCTCCGCGTTGCTGCTTTCGACCATCTCGCGGCTTAACACCGCGATCGAGGCTAGCTTGGTCGGCAGCAATTGCGCCGCCGTATCACTCAATTGCCGTACTGGAATCGGATTGCCTTCGGCAACAAAACCGCTGTTGGCTGCGCTGGCGACCAATCCCGGCGCGCTGATCGAGCCTGCGCCGTTCCAGTCCAGTACCAGACAGCGTTGCATCACCTGTGCCGCACCCGATGCCGGTCCCATCGCCGCCAGCGTATCGACGACGCGCTTCTGCGCGATCTCCTGCGCCCAGCCCGCGACCGTGGTCATGGCCGGTGCGGTTGACGCGCGCAGTACCGTATCGTTCGGCCATAGCTCAAAAATAACTTCCTCAACTCTGCGCCGCTGCAGGCTGGCGATGGCTTTGGCCGTCATCATGCGGGTGAACAGGTTACCCACCGCAGGCAACGGCAACGGAGTCTTCTTGAAGCCGCGTTCGTTCTGCGTGATCATCTGATTCATGTTCGTCACCCTATCAAGCTGGCGATATCAATTTTCGGTTTGGCCAGCGGCGCAACACCGATTGCCATTGCAAGAGCGACCAAGCCGTCAATGCGTCCGGTCGATCGTTTCTTGGACAGTTTTCGATTGGACGAATCCTTGCCAACATCGCGGACAGAGTCTTTGCCTTCAACAACGACCGCGTTAGCTGCACACATGTTGAGTACTGGGTTGTTGCCGTGGGCGATTTCGCGATTGAGAATGCGCGCTTCCAGTTCGCGCAACGCCGGGCTCATGCTGGCGGTGCCCTGACCGAACTCGACCCATTTGTCTTCGATGACGCGTTCGGCAATGCCACCGGCCAGAAGCCACGGCTTGAAGTGCATGAAATTCCAGCGGTCAAACGCCATCTTCTGCACGTTGTGCCGCGCCATGATCTCGATCACGCGCGGCGCTACCTTGTCGTAAGTCACCGCATTGCCTTCGACGGTTTCGATCAGGCCCTCGACAAACCACTGGTCATAAGGCACATGATCGTTACGCGCCCGTTCGGCCAGAGCTTCGTTGGGTAGCCAGAACCATGGCCGCACGTGCCAGACGTTGTTAATCTTGCCGACCAACACCATCGCCGTGAGGTCGTTGGTTTCTGACAGATCAAGTCCACCGTAGACTTCCTTACACGAGGTCAGGTCACCAACCGGCGTGCCGCATTTTGCCCACACGGCTGGCGCGACGAACTGCGACAGCGCTTCGACGCGCTGGTTGAGAATCAGGTTTCGAAATTCGGCTTCACGCGACGGCATGCGGCGGGCGTCTTCCGCCATCGCCATTACTTCGACCGGGTTGAGAAAGTTGCCGTAAGCTGGGTTTGCAAGCCTGATGGTTTCTTCGTTGAATGGATCGGCGGTCATCGGCGCGGTGTAGAGCCGACACACCACGCGCGGATCGTGCCCAGCCATGGCATCTTCGATCAGCACGCTTAGCAAATCGGTGTCGCTTGGCGCCTGTGTCGAGATGATGATCGATAAAGGATTCTCTTGCGCGCCGGTCGCGGTCTCTAGTGCCTCATAGAGTTTGCTGCGCGGACCACGCACCTGCCCCAACTCGTCATGCACGATGAACACAGGCGACAGGCCGAATGCCGTCGAAGCTTCCGCAGATAGCGCGCGATAATGCGTACCGAGTTCGTAGCAATCCAGTTCCTTGGTGGAGTCCTTCACCGTGACGCTGTCGCGCAAACTTGGTGACATGCGGACGATCTTGGCGGCGAGATTGAAAATCAATCCAGCCTGCTCACGCGATTGCGCGCTGGAAAACAACTGGCTGTTGGGCCGTGCCATCGGCCCGACCAGATGCACCAACAACAATACAGCAGCCAGCGCGGTCTTGCCGTTCTTTCTGGCGAAACTCAAAATCGCGCGCCGCGTACCCGCCGGGTTGTCATAGACGCGGCGGATTTCGGCGCGCTGCCATTCGTCCAACTGGAATGGTTTGCCAATCAGTTTGCCTTCGGGCACGAAACATTTGCGCCCAATCCAGTCGATAATATCGTCACCGGTTGGCTTGCGGGACGGTGGCAGTGTTGGCTTCAGTTGCAAGATTGACAGATCAGGCGCCAGCTTGACGCGCGGCACGAGGACACGTTTGCGTTTGGGCACGGCGTTGTCTTTCAGTTCTCGGAACTCATGCCCCAATCATGCCACGGCTGCAGGCCCGATCGGATTGTCGAGCGTGCTTTGGACGCGGCGGTTTCCTTGACATAGCGCGATTGGTTGGTCAGCCGCAGCTTGGTGGCAATCGATTGCATGCAGGCGGTTTCAGCGGCGTGCATGCGATGCAATGCATGCAGTTGTTCGATGGCCCGGTTCAACAACCTGACGCTGGTCTTGGTTTGTGGCTCGCTTTCCAGTGCGGCGATCCGTTCACGCTGTGCCGCGATGTCCTTGGCGAACTGGTCGGCAAAGGCGCTGTGGCGACAGTAGGCTTTGAGCAGGGGAACCGTCTCGGAGGTAAACCAGTCCGCCGGTAATCTTACGACAATAGCATCCCAGAATACCTTTGCAGCCGGTTCCATGTCTTCGGGCGCAGGTAGTCTGACACCAGGTATGACCGCGCTTTCCAGCCGCCGTTCCGAGAACGTTTTAGGACCGCTTTTGACCATTAATTCCTCAATGATATCAAGTATTTGATCGCGGCTTAGGCCACCATTTCGGATTTTCCGAATGCTCTCTTCCAGAAGTTGCAGCACAACCGATACCTCTACCGGCTCGATCAGAAATTCTTCAATAAAATCAACTATTTACGGATAAAGAGTACGACGGTAAATTTTGG